GTCAGCGCATCATTACTCCCCTATTCGGACGCGTCACCTATGACTGGACATGGAAACGGTACGTCCGACAATATCGAGAGCTGTATCTCTACATTGCGCGGAAGAATGGCAAGAGCGAGATACTCGCTGCTATCACGCTTTTCATGCTCATAGCTGATGGCGAAGAATCAGCAGAGATATACGGTCTCGCGCTCGATCGTGATCAGGCATCACAGGTTTACAGGGTTGCCGCACGGATGGTTGAGCTATCGCCATGGCTGCAGCGGTCCCTACAGGTACTACGCAGCACGCAACGCATCATCGCTGAGAGCACAGCCTCCTACTATGCTGTGGCCGCTGGAGACGCGCTAGGTTCCCTGGGCGGTAATCCTCACTGCTGCTACATCGATGAGCTGCTCACACAGCCATCCAGAGACCTTTACGATGTGATCCGCAGTGGCTGGGGCACAAGGGCTCAGCCACTGCTACTGCTGGCCACTACAGCTGAGAATGATCCGCACGGTTTCGCAGCGAGCGAGAGGCAATGGAGTGAGCGGGTATTGCAAGATCCCTCGCTCGATCCGCGCCGATTGGCGGTAATGTTCTCCGCCAGTGAGGATGCAGACTGGACGCTACCGGAAACCTGGCGCGAGGCCTCGCCTGCGATCGATGATTTCCTAGACATTCAGATCATCGCAGAAGAATGCCGGAAAGCTATTGCTAATCCAGCGGCTGAGCGGGCATTCCGTCAATTTCGGCTGAATCAGCCTGGCCAGGCGGAAGGCCGCGCTATCAATCTCAAGGCCTGGGATGCATCAGCTGGCGAAATCGATTGGCAGCGTTTGCCGGCGAGCCTGCATGGCCAAATCGCCTACGGTGGGCTGGATCTCGCGAGCACGAGTGACCTAGCGGCCTATGCGCTCGTGTTTCCGGATGAGGATGGCGGAGTGTCCGTGCTGTGGAGGCATTTTGCGCCTCAGGCCGCGCTGGAGCAGCTCGATAGGCGCACAGGTGGACAGGCCACAGTCTGGGCGCAAGATGGCCTGCTCGATATCACGGATGGTGATGTGATCGATTATGACGCAATAGTCCTGAGCATGGAGCGCGATAAAGAGCGCTTCGATATACGCGAAATCGCATTTGATCGATGGGGTGCTACCCAGCTCTCTATGCAATTGATCGATGCCGGATGGCCGATAATTCAGGTGGGGCAAGGCTTTTCGAGTATGTCAGGCCCTACGCGAGAGCTGCTGAGGCTAGTACCGGCGGGCAAGCTCCATCATGGCGGTAATCCTCTTGTGCGCTGGCAGGCAGGCAATCTGACAACAAAGAGCGACCCTGCAGGCAATCTCAAGCCTGATCGCTCTAGGCGTACGGAGAAAATTGACGGTATGGTAGCCGCAATCATGGGCCTTGATCGCGCGCTGCGGCATTCAAATCAGCCTGAGGAAGAGTTTGCGGTAGCAGGTTTCTAGGGAGAGCGATAATGGTTGCTGCAACGATGGTCTACCGTCCGATAACGGAGGGCCTGACCTATAAAGGCGTGCCAGTGAGCGCCATCCGTGCTGCTGCCGCTCGCAAGCTCGATGAGCAGGCGATGCGCGCTCTAAAATTCACTAATTACTACGATGGCGATTATCCGCTCAAGCATTTGGATGGCCCTAGCCGGGATATCTTTCTCCGCCTGCTCAAAGAGTCATTTTCCAATTGGTCAGAACTAGTGGTGAACGCTGTAGCGGAGCGGTTGCAAGTAGTAGGGTTTCGTTTCGGTGGCCAGGAGACCGACGACACTGCATGGCAAATCTGGCAGGCCAATCAGCTTGACGCTGATAGTGAAATGGGTCAGACAGACTCACTCGTGTGCGGCTCAACGTTCGCCAGCGTCACACCGAACGATGACAACCCTACTGGCGTCGATATCTACCTAGAGCACCCATCGCAAACCACTGTGCTCTATGAGCCTGGCCATAGGCGCAAGCGTAGAGCGGCCTATAAGCGCTACTGCGCTGATGGAGTGGACCTAGAGGTCTTGAGCCTGCCTGATGCCACTCTGACATGGATAGGGGACGCAGGAGGCCAGGCGATGCCTGCAGAGGTTTCGGAGAACGTTACCGGCATTGTTCCGGTAGTGGAGATCACGCCTGCGCCTCGCACGATCGGATGGCCACGCTCAGAGCTGGAGAGCGTTGTGCCCATTCAGAATCGCATCAATACCACCATCTATAACCGTTTGGTGGCCTCTGATTTCGGCGCTTTCCGGCAAATCACGGCTACCGGTATCAAGCTGCAGCGTGACCCTAGCGGGGCATATAAGCCTCCATTCAACGTGGGCGCTGATCGCCTATTGGTCTCTGAAAACAAAGATGCCGCATTCAGCGTGATTCCGGAGAGCAATCTACGCGGATATCTGGACGCGGTAGAGGCGGATGTGCAGCACCTTGCCGCAATCACCCAAACGCCTCCGCATTACCTCCTGGGCAAGATGATCAATATCCCTGGCTCAGGTATGAAGATGGCGGAGACCGGCCTAGTAGCCAAGATCAAGAGGCGGTCTCAGCATTTGGGCGAGGGCTGGGAAGAAACAATGCGAATCGCTCTAGGTTTCGTGGGAGATCCACGTGCGGTAGACATTTCGGCTGAGACCATTTGGGCTGATTTCGAATCACGTTCGGAAGGCGAGACCGTAGACGCACTTATCAAGATGAAGACGCTAGGTGTGCCAAATGAAGTGCTCTGGCAGCGCTGGGGTGCAACGCCTAGCGAAATCGAGCGCTGGCAGGAATTGAATGCAGCAAATCCAGAGGCCGCGCCAGGCGGTAACGCAAATCCAGTGCTGATCAGCACTAACCCACTATGAAAGGCGAGCAGACATGAGCGATGAGCAGCAGAAGACTCCAGAAGGCGAGCAGCAGCAGCAGCAGCCTGAGGCCGGCGCACAGCAGCAGCAGGAGGCCGGCTCACAGGCCGCCGACAAGTCAAGCGGCACAGACGATCTCGCGGCGATGCGCAAGCAGCTGCTCAAAGAGCGCGCCGATCGGAGAGCGCTAGAGAGCAAGCTCAGCGAGCACGAGCGAAACGCGATGACGGATCAGGAGAAAGCCGTAGCGGCTGCTCGCGATGAAGGCCGCGCGCAAGCTCTCAGCGTTGCGGGTAAGCGTCTGGCTGCAGCGGAATTCCGCGCGGCTGCTGCAGGGAAGGTGCCCAATATAGATGCAATTCTGGAGATGATCGATCCGTCAAAGTTCATCGATGATCAGGGTGAGCCTGATCTTGATGCCATTGCGGCAATGGTGACGCGGCTTGCTGCAGCTCCGGAGCGGAAAGAGAAAGATGAGCAGCGGATGCCAGCAAATCTGAGTTTTCCCTCTGGCGTGCGAGATGCCTCGCAGAATGGTGCTGCAGATACCGATTGGCTCAGGTCAGCAGCCAAGCGCTAATTTCGTCATGGTGACGAAAGGCGCTGCAGCGTAACAAAAGCCCTGGGAAGGGTTACGCTGCAGCGCCTTTCACCCGACACAGGCACTCTCTGACTCTGAATCGCGAGCAGGCAAACGCAGAGATCAGAGAGTGCCCGAAAGCACTATATCGGATGTGCTGGCGAATGGGCCAGGATGGTGATATAACTACTGCGATCGCTGGCGTAGAAGGCCTTACGGAGCGGTAGGCTAGGCCGTGGTAGAGCGTGAGGCTCTAGCTCAGGCGAGATGTGCAGCGTGACGCGGCATCTCGACTGGGTAGGCGAATGTGTTCATTCCATTTCCCTACCTAGGAGATTCCCCTATGACTGCTCCAGTCGTCGGACCAATTGATGCATCCGGCCTGATTCCGACTACCTACGTAAATCAGGTGTTTGCCCAAATCGCTACTACCTCAGCCGTGCTGCGGCTAGGTCGAAAGTTGCCTATCCCTACCGGCAAATCCAGCATTCCCATCCCGGCGTCATTTCCGGTGGCCTCATTCGTTACCGCGCCTGGCGGGCGCAAGCCATGGACGGATTTCCGGATCGATACTCAGGAAATCGTCGCTGAGGAAATCGCTGCAGTGATCTCGATCCCTGATTCTTATGTGGAGGATTCGAGTATCAATCTGTGGGCCTACGCCAGGCCGCTGCTCACGGAGGCAATCGGCAATGCGCTTGATGCCGCTGTGTTCACAGGTGCTGGCGCGCCTGCCTCCTATCCGGAGGGAGGCATTGTGGATGATGCTTTCTCACAGGAGGCCACAGCCGGTATCGACGCCATCGATACCGTCAATAACGCAATGGGTCTCGTTGAGGGCCAGGGCCTTCCGGTAACGGGTAGCGCTGCAGATCTCCGCGTAAAGTCCGTGATGCGTGGCGTGCGAGACAATACCGGGGCACTGTTGCTCTCTCCCTCACAGGTGCAGGGAGACGCAGCGGATCAGCTTTACGGTGTGCCCATTGCCTGGGATCAGTACATGAGCCCAGATTTCGATTTCATCACTGGCGACTGGGATTGTCTCGTGGTCGGTGTGCGTCAGGATATGCGTTACGAGACAAGCAATTCCGGTGTTCTCACGAATGCGGATGGAAAGGTGCTCGTTTCCGCGTTCCAAGATAACCAAACCCTGATGAAGGTTTGGGCGCGTATCGGCATCGCGATCCTCACTCCGGTAACGCCTTTCACCACTCCGGATGGCGCAAAGCCGTTCGCCTACGCCTCTTTGGCCGGAGGTGGCGCTCCGTTGAGCGTGGCCGCGACAAAGACGAGCGCAACGCGCGCCAGCAGCAAGTAGGCCGGGCGCCAGGCCGGCTGAGGCCTGAGCGCGGGATCGCTTGCCCCACAACGGATCTCAGGAGGTAGATCATGACAGAGCCCAGCTATCCGGGGCAGCCATGGTTCCCGCCTGATCTCGATCCGGCTGTGGGGCAAGCGATTTCTGATGAATGGTGGGATGTAGATCCGCATTATGCGGCCTACCTGGCATGGACGTACTACGCGGCCACTCTTCCGCCAGCGCTGAGCGTGGCCAGCGTAGGCACTGGCGCTCAAAATGTGCAGTACTCCCCTGCTACAGATCCCAGTGCAGCAGGCGCAGCCATGCAACGCGCTGAGTGGCATCTGGAGCAATCGTCAGGCGGAGGCCTAGTGTCTGTGCCTCTGATGGCAAATGCGGGCCTCAGGGAGGCCCTGGGAGGCCTTGAGCCTGGCATCTGGCCTGTCTACCTCCTGCCCGCTCGCCCACAGTGGGAGACGACACCATGAGCGCCTCTCTCGTGCTGCTGCCAACGGATGAGGTCACGCTCTATGTTCCGGATGATGCGGATACGCATGGCTGGACGCTACCGCCTGAGCCTATCCCCTACTGGGTAGGGCAGGCCTCCGTACAGCTCTCGTTCGGCTCAACGAACGTAGGCGCTGAGAGTGCAGGCGGGCACGGACCTTTCGCGCCTTCTACCGCACTGGCCGGCTCAGCGTACATGCCGCGCGAGGCGCAACCGCGCGATGGCATGGTGCTAGTGACAAGTGATGCGCGCCAGTACATCTGCAGCGTCTGCCGCTGGGTACCGGACCCTACCGGAGGCCAATTGTCTTGCTGGGTCTGCAATCTCATCGGTGTGGCCGTGATCGCATGAGCAGCTCAACGTTTACGCTGCTCAACCGCAACGAGATCCGCTCTGTCATCACGCCTATCACTAGGCGAGTCGCAGAGCAGCTGCTCTCTATGGCTGTGTCTGCCACTCCGGTAGACAGTGGCAATTTGCGGAGCGGATGGAGAATGACGCCAGGGCAAGCGCCAGGCGCTTTCATTGTGGAAAACACAGTGCCCTATGGGCGCTATGTCGAATTTGGCACGGTAGACACGAGCGCGCGCCATATGCTGGGAATTGCCGCAACGGCGATCAGAGGTCAATATGCGGTCCGCTAGTGAATTGATCAGCGACCGGCGATTAGGCCAGGCCGCGCGATTCGATCCGGCCCTCGCCTTTCCTATGCCGGATATCGAGGCTTTTGTCTGGCAGGCCATTTCACATTTAGGAGATGATCACGGGGCAGCAGTTAATGCATGGTGTTATGCATCAGTGCCAGTGCCTGGCCCTGCTGGATGGAATATGTTGTCCAGCATTCAGGTAGATGTGCGAGATCAGAGCAAGGCAGCGGCATTTCGGAGGTCCGATACCGCCAGGCGCATAATCCTGGGCCTTGTGAGTGTCCCCTGGGCGGATGGCGTTATCAATCGCTCAGATTTGACAGGCGGGCCATCGTGGATGGCCGATTACGGTACCGGTAGGCCTCGCTATGTCACTCAATTTGTGATGCAGGTGCATCCAAACAATGGAAAGGGAAAGTAGATGACTGCTCCAGCAACGCCGGATCTCGATCCGACAGAGGTAATCGTAGGCACAGCGAATGGCGTAGGCCTCTGGATAGCTCCGGAGGGCACGCCAGCTCCAGCGCCTGGCGACCCGTTCGAAGATCCGTGGAAACCGCTAGGTTATGCCTCAGATGATGGCGTGACTATTGGCGGAGACAAGACGACTGAATCGCTCACCCCATGGCAGAGCACAGCGCCTATCCGCACAATCATCACGGAGGTTACGCGTACGGTTGCGTTTGTTCTGTGGCAGCTGAATCAGACAACGCTAGGTCTGTATTTCGACACTCCGGTACCCGCGCCAGACCCTGATGGTGTTACAGCATTTGATGTGTCATCCAGTGGCGGAGGCCTGATCTACGCGGTAGCTGTGGACGCTCGCGACGGAGAGAATTGCCTCCGCCTGATCTGGGGACGCGCGAATCTGGATAGCACAGGTGACATGCAGCTGACGAAAGGCGCTGCAGTGCCGCTGGATGTGACGCTATCGGCGCTGGACAATAACGGCTCACAGGTGACTGTGCAGCTCTTCCCTGCATCGATGCTCACGGACACGCTGAGCGTCACAGCCACCAAAACGTCTGCAGTGCAGGCGGATGCGGCTACGGAGGCCTCAGGGCCGGCGGAAGGCCGCTAGGGCCATGGCTGACGCAAAGCTCAATTTTGGCGACGGATCTCCGCAGGCTGACGCAACGTTTGGCACAGCGGTTTCTCACGTCTTCGCATCCGGACGATTTGGTGTAAGTGCGCACTCAACCGTGCCAGGCAAGCGCGGCAATACCACTGTGAATGGGCCTGGCACATTCGACGTTACGGTTACTGACCCTAGCGCGCCTCCGGTAGATCCGCAGATTACCTCGCTCACGCCTAATACCGCTGTGGCAGGCTCAGCAGCCGCGCCAGTGGCTGTGGCCGGTACCGGCTTTGAGGCAACCTCAAAGGTTGAATCTGATGGCGCAGAAGTGCCCACAGCGTTTGTTTCGGCAACCGCGCTCACTGCTACTTTCACTCCTGGCCCAGACGCCAAAACAGTGCAATTCACTGTGCGCAACACCAGCGGCATGGAGTCGAATGATTCGCCATTCATTATCACGGATGACGGATCATGACAGGCACGCTGAATGGCTCAAGGGTAAATCTTGATCTCAACGCAGCACGCAAGGCCGCTCAGCGAGAGGCCACGCATGAGGCCTTCCGCTTCACCTTTGGTGAGGATGATCAAGTTTTCACAGTGCCTCCGCTGGACGATTGGCCCATGGAGGTAGAGGCCGCGCTAGCGGAAGGCGCTTTGAGTAAGGCGCTTTCGGTGCTGATGGGTGATCAGATGGCACCATTCATGGCCTGTCATCCCACTTTTGGAGATATCCGCGTCTTGCTGGAGCAAGTGGGCTCATGGGCAGGCGTTGATAATCTGGGAAACTCCAAACCGCAGCAGCCGCGCGCTTCACTCCCGATGTAGAGGCCGCTATGCTGGCCCACTACGGCATAGATACCCTTTCGAGAAAGGTTACGCTACGCCGGATTTGGGTGCTGCTGCGTAGATTACCGGCAGGCTCATGGTCAGATCCAGAGAGTGAACTTTCATGGAGTATGGAAAGTCATTTGCTGGCAAGCATTCTCGATAGCCTGAGCGCGCTCGTTTATGTGACGCTCAAGGCCAACGGAGCGAAGAATGCAAAGCAGCCCAGACCTGTGCCCAGACCGAAACCAAAGCCGCGCCCACCTGTAGCAATTCCGCGCAACGAGCAGACAGGCCGCTCCGCCTGGGCTGTGCTGGCGGATACCCTGCGAGGCCAGAAAGGCACAGAGGTAATCGTTATCGATGTCTGACTATGGCGCGCTTCGCATCATCGTTACTGCTGACACAAACACACTGGGTCGGCAGATTATCAGCGACTCTGAGGCAATCGGAGATCAGGCCGGTAAATCGATCAGCTCTGGCATTTCCGGGGCAATCGGCAAAGCGGCCGGCGCAATTGGTGGTGCTTTCAAATCCGTTGCGAATGTCGCTGCTAATACCCTGGGCGGAGCGGCTATAGCGGCCACTGGGTTTGGTGTCTCAGCTATCGGCGCTAGCCTGCGAGTGGATGAGCTGAATCTAGCCATGCAGGCTGTGGCCAGAGGTACCGGTAAGAGCTTGCCGGCGATGCAGGCCGCAACGAAAGGCATTGCAGGGCAAGGCGTTGCCTACGCGGATGCACAGAAACTCGTGCTCGATTTCGCGCGTGCGAATTTGTCCCTAGGCGATGCACAGAAGGTGGCTACAGCCGCACAGGATTTGGCGGTACTCAGCGGCAAATCATCCAGCGAGACAACGGCAATTCTCAGCGAAGCGATCATTAAGCAATCGCCACAGCTGCTAGAGGCCGCAGGCGTTACTACCAACCTCACAGACGCACAGAATCGATACTCGAAGCAGACCGGTATAGCGGTCTCGAAGATGACGGTAGCGCAGAAGCAGCAAGCGTTACTGAATGAGGTACTCCGTCAGGGTGGCCTAGTCGCTGGCTCATATCAGCTGAGCATGCAGAATGCCGGTAAAGTCATCCGGTCTCTGCCACGCCTTTACAATGATTTAGCGGTCTCCGTTGGCGAACGTCTATCGCCTGCTATCTCTCCGCTCATCCTCAAATTCTATGACATTTCGAAGGCGTTTGTTGCCGCGACAAAGCCAGGCGGGGCACTCGCGCCACTCATCGATCAGATAGGCGCGTCACTCTCGAAACTCACAGCGCCGCTGGCAAAGGTTATGGATGGTTTCGGCAAATGGATGAAGAATGTCAAGCCGGAATCGTTCGCCAAGATCACTGATGCGGTAGCGAAATTTGCGCCTGCCATCGCTAGCATAGGCGCGGCTCTGGCCACCTTTGCCGGTGGAAACTTTCTGTCTTCAATCCCTGTGCTGGGCAAGCTCTTTGGCAATTTGGGTGGACCTATCGGCGCGCTCGTGGTCGGTATCGGAACACTTGTGGCCACTACTCCGGAGCTACGTAGCTCATTTGCGGACCTGATAGGCCTCTTTAAGCCAATCATCCCAGTGGTGATGACACTGGCACAGCAGCTGGGCGGAGTGCTCACGCAGGCGCTCAAAGTGCTCATGCCATTCATCATTGAGGTAGGCCAGACCCTGGCAGGCATGCTGCTGGATGCGGTAGAAGTACTCGCACAGATCTTGCCTGACCTGGCGGATGCATTTCTCGTGATCCTCTCTGCTGTAGCGCCTTTCCTGCCTGTAGTGGCTGACCTGGCGGAGATACTCGCGCAATCGTTGGGCACAGCGCTCATAAATCTCATGCCGGTAGTGACTGGGATATCGGATCTCCTGACAGGCGCGTTAGGTGGCGCGCTACAGGTGATTACTCCGCTGCTGCCCATCGTCGGTAAAGCGTTCTCAGATATTCTGGATGCGCTCAAGCCGCTCATGCCGGTACTGGGTGATTTGGGCCAGCAGCTGGGTAACGCGCTGGGAGACACGCTGCAGACTCTCGCGCCTGTCATCGCTGAGGTAGCGAAAATCCTTGCTAGCGGCCTCACAGCAGCCATCCTGGCCCTTGTGCCAGCGTTGATACCGCTAGTGCAGGCGTTGCCGGGTATCGCTGTAGCGTTTGGCAATATCCTCATCTCGATATCTCCGCTGCTGCCTCAGCTGGCCACGCTTGTTGTGCTCGTTGTCAATTCCGGCCTAGTGCCTGTAGTGATCAATCTGGCCAGCGCGGTAGCGGGCCTGGCGACTGCATTCCCTGGCGCTACCGCTGGCGTGCTGGCGTTTGCGGTAGCCTTTAATCCGGTAAAGAGCGGCATCACAACCACCATCGCCAGTATCGGCAAATTTGGTGGCGCTGTATCAAAAGTGGCCGGCGCGAGCGGCTTTCTCGATAAGCTGCCAGCGCTGGACGGTATGCGTCTGCGAATCATGATGTTTGGTGAGAGCCTGACCAAACTAGGTCCCATGGTCTCAGGCGGATTCAAAGCCATGGGCGCGGCAATATCCTCATTCAGCGCAACGCTGCTGGCCTCCCCTATCACATGGATCATCGTGGGGATTGTGGCCCTGGGCGCGGCTATATTCGTGCTCTATAAGAAATGGGCACCTTTCCGCGCTCTTGTGGATAACGTTTGGCGGGCAATCTCGAATCTGGCAAAGATCATCTTTGGCCAGGTTATGGGCGCATTTACCGCGCTCAGCCGTATCGTTTCCACGGTTGCTCAGGCCATGGCAGGCGTAGGGAGAGCGGTAGCTACTGGCGTTACAAACGCTGTGCGTTTCGTCGCTGAGTTGCCAGGCAAAGCCGTTGCCGCGCTCTCCAGTCTGGGTCAGAGCATAGGCACAGCGATCAGCAACGCCTTTACCGCTGTGGTTGGCTTTGTCGCTACCGGTATCGGATGGATCAAGGCCGCATTTGGCAGGCTAGTGGATATCCTCACTCCGGTAGCAGCCATCATCTCGCGCGTAATCCAGATCATCACGCTACCGCTGCGAGGTCTCGTTACCGTTGTGCAAGGCATCATCGATGTAATTATCGGCATCTTTACCGGTAATTTTGGGCGGATTGTCTCCGGTATCGGAAATATCCTATCGGGCCTTGTGCAGACCATTGCGGCCTGGCCTGTCCTGGCGATTACCGCGCTCATGAAATTCGGGCCAATGCTGATCGCATGGATAACGCAGGCGTTTGGTGCGCTCAAAGCGCTTGTGCAGCAGGGCATTACGGCAACGGTGGCATTCTTCGCTCAGCTGCCCAGTAGGGCCATCAATGCGATCATCTCACTAGCAACAATGCTGGCGACTACCGGTAAGAATGCCCTTGACGCGCTCAAGCGCTCCGTTACCGCTGGCATCAGCGCTGCAGTCTCATTCTTCGCACAGCTACCCGGCAAGGCGGTATCCGCACTGGGTAGCCTGGCCTCGCGTATCGGAGGCGTTGCCAAGAGCGCGCTTTCCGCCATGGGTAGCGCCATTGCTGCCGGAATCAGTAATGCTGTGTCATTCTTCGCAGGCCTACCCGGCAAGGCTGCTGGCGCTATCGGAGCGCTTGCCGGACGTATCTCAGGCGTGGCGCGCTCCGCCATATCC